GAGAATTAGATGTTTCATTAGCGGTTTTTATAGCAACTGAACTTAAACCAATTAGTCCACCAGAACCAACATTGAAATAGTCATTTGCAGCATCAACAGTATTTGTATTGAATAATTGATTTCCAAAAACAAGTGCCATTTAAGCTACCTCTCTGATAAAGTCAGTAACTTTCTTATCTCTAAGAAGGTCTAATCCTGCTAATGCTCTATCTCTAAGAATATTAATCATATCTTCTGCTACTATACGGCTTGGATAACCAACCATATCATACATAATAACATAAATTGCTGCTAAATCAGATGAAACTTCTTTTAGAATACCTTTTGTATCTTCATTTAGAGTCGTATAATTATCACTAAAGTTATATCTGCAAGTTGAATTAATGTAAGACTCTACTTGTGTCATAAAATCATTAATATATGCTTCTGCTTTACTTGTAGCACTTGCCCCTGCCCCTGCTTTTCTTTGAACCTCTGCTGTAGTTGCGAAAACTCCTGTATCTGACATATTTAAAGAGTGTAACAGTAAATATTTAAATGTTTGTCCCTATCTGCCCAAATTGCTCTAATAATTCCTTCAACAATATGAGTATATCTTCCATAGATACGAACTTCTCCTGTTTTACTGTTTTCAAGAACTACAGATTTAAGACTAATAAGTATTTCTGGGTCATTTAGAAGTTTAACCTTTCCACGTTCTAACATACGTTTCAAATTTAAGTATAAATCTTCTTTAAGTATCTTTCTCTTTCTATTTTCATCGTGGTCTAAGGCTTTACTTGAGTTATTAATTGCAACTACTTTCCTCTTAGTTTGGTCTTCATCAAGAAGTTGGTCTAATACTGCCGCACCAAGTCCACCATCATCTATGTATATCTTTCTAAAGTGATAAAGTCTATCTAATTCAAGTATCTTATCAATAGTCTGGGTTGTGTATGTGTATTTGTTGATTATATTCTCTCTTTGAAGATAAATACCATCTTTTTGTTCAAATACTTCAAATGTTGTCTCATCTCCCCCCATTCTTGCTACATCTACACCTAAGTAATATGTCCCCTCAGGGATAGGGTTAGAAATTGAGATAGAATTACATCTCTGAAGGGACTGTGATTGTTTTATTAGTTCATCTGGAAATAGCTGGTTAAGTTCTTCTAAGAATTGTGCCTTATACTGTTGTGCATACTCTAACTCTGTCATTCTTGCCTTTTCTCTTTCAAGATGTTGTAACATAATAGACCTTTGTGGTTCTGGTCTCTTTTCTGCCACTTCTTCACTTGTATGATAGAATGTCTTAAATCCCATCTCTGGTTTAGTGTAAGCATCATAAAAGTAACCTTGATGCATATTTGGTGTGCTAAGCAACCACATAGAACCTCCTGTTGTTAAAAGCATTGGTGTAATTGCTGTCCAAATAGCTTCTGGAAGATATGCCGCCTCATCTGGCACCACTACATCTACAGTCATACCAAGAACCCCTAATCCATATTGTCCTACTGCTCTTGTAATAGCTTGAGACTTATTAGTTAGATTAATTTCATGTTGTGTTGGCTTTAATAGTTTATTTGTAGTTTTATCTCTGCCCCCAGCTATCATCTTTGGATAATTCCTATAAATGTGCATTATAATCTTTTGTAACATCCTTTGTGCTTGGTCTTCAGTTATACTTATTATTAGAACCTTCTTCTTTGGGTTATTACAGATGTATTCAGCAGTCTTAATGGCTATTATCTCACTCTTACCAGATTGCCTACCTATACACAGACAGATATTACCAGTAGCTTCAAGTATCTCCTTTTGCCACTCATCTAATGTAAAGTCTAATGTCATTCCTTTACTTTCAACTTCTATTTCAACTTTCTTCTTTCTACCTCTTACCATATTAATAAGGGTTATACTTAATTGTTATTTTATTGTAAGGGTTACTCTTAATATATAATTGATTAGTAAGGGTTATACTTAAACTATGTTGTAGTAATTTTTTTGTTGGAGTTCTACCGCACAAAAATATAAAGAAATCAAATCCGATGGCTCTTTCTATTATAATCCTTGTTTGTGGGGCTATGTATGGCATAACTTCTATAGGCAGAGTAACAATCATACTACTTAGTCTATTATCGTTGATTGTAGGTATGTTTCCTATTGAATTAGGGGTATTCCTATATGTAGTCTCTATCCCTCTTAAATACATTACATTCTCCTCCATTGTTGTTTTTTATATTTATTAAAATAGTTCCTATATAATGTTTAATGTATATAGACTAAATCTAATATATTAGATTTATAATATTTACTTATTTAAATGTATGGATTATAGGATATTAGTTTAATGTATTATAATTAAAAGATATAATGGAGAGAGAAGTAATGGATTGGTGCTTTATATTGTTAATGATTATGAGTGGTGTGATTAGTTTAAAGGTTTAAGGTATATTTAGTTATTTAGAAGAATGGGGTTATTAGTCCCCCAACTTCTTATTCTTAATTTTAGACTTATATTCATTTAAGACTTCTTGTGCTCTTGCTACTTTCTTACATTGTGCCATATACCAACTAAGATATTCTTGGCAGTTCTTATTCTTATTAATTAAGTCTTCTTCAAGTGTTTGTAGTACTTTATCTATGTTTTTCATTTTTTATCCTCCTTTGATTTAATTGGGTGTGATGGTCTTATTCCAGAACCATAGTGGCGTGTGTTGGACTTACTTTCATAGTGTTCTCTACACACTCTGCCAACACAGGGTTTTCCACATACCACACAACTTCTTATATTTCTTGTCATTTCTTGTAGCCTTTCAGCAACATTTTAATTACTTCATCAACTGACCTTAAGTCATTATCTAACTTAAGTTGATTTAGTTTCTTTTGTGTATCTTTTGTCAAAATACAACTTGTTTTTTTTGTTCTCATTGTTTTTCCTCCATGTTTATTTTATTCCATCTGTTTATTTCCAGCCAAAACTTAACTGCTTGGATGTGGGAGCAAGATGGATGTTCCCATTTGTTACTTACTGTATTGTAGAATTGACAGTCACATTCAAAGTGTCCATCACCCCTACCATTTACGGTGTAAGTAGTCTTATTGTATCCCGGTATGGGATTAACTTTAAAGCATTTGTGTTCCTTATCATACTCAACTAAGTTAAGTTCAACAAGTTTCTTTGCTTTAGTTATAATAGCCTTTCCTTGTGTAATACCCTCTAATTGTCTTGCTGATGTACTCCAATAAACAATAAATTGGGGTGTCATTACCTCTGGTGGCATTTCTTTAACTTCAATCATTTTCTAAACCTCCTTGTTTATTTAATTGACTGTATTCCCTTAATATTACGGATTTAACTGCACCATCAATGATATCTTTAATATCATCATACATATCAAGTAATTGTTGAAAGTCATCCTTTGATAGTCTAAAGTCATAGGTATTGTTCCAAAACCTTAATCTTGGTTCAAAGAACTTTGGATTATCTTTAAGGCATTGAATTGTACTTTTTATCCACTTAATCTGTTCAGAGTTTAAACGTTTAAAGTAATCTATCTTATCTTGTTCTTCTTTAGTTAATTGAGTAATGTGTTGTTTGACTTGTTCAAGTTGGGTTGTTAGTTCAATTTCCTTTCTCTTTAATACATTAATATCTGAACAATAGTTATCAAGTAAGTCTCTAACTAATCCACTAAGTTCAATATTCTTTCCTTTTATTAATTCAACTGTGTCCTCGTAAAGAGTTAAGTTGAATCTATTAATCTTTCTAACCATAATTAAACTATATAATGGTAGTATTTAAATGTTTATATACTTACATATTTTATATAATTAAATGATAGAATTAGTTATTTTAAGTTATTTACTTTAAAGTATTGTAGTATGTAGTAGTGTATAGTAGTAGTATAGTAAGTAGTATGTAGTAGTAAGTATGTAGTAGTAGTAGTAGTAGTAGTGTGTATGTAGTAAGTATGTATAAGTAGTAAGTGTAAGTAAGTAGTAAAGTAGGTAGTGAGTAGGTGATTCAATCTCAAATCTAAAGATAATTAATCATTCCGTTAGGAATGATTAATAGGTATTAAAAGATAGTCTTCCATTCATCACCAATATTAATCTTTGCAGATGCTATAGGTTTCCAAGCATCGCCTATGTTAATCTGCATAGCTGAAATTGGCT